GACAGCGTTTGTCCCGGTCGCCGGTCCCGACTGTTGAATGACCAGGCCGGTTTGTTGTGTGGCCGGAACGCTCTTGATGTTGAGCGTCCCTTGCATCTGCAGTGTGCCGGAGCCATCCGCTGCGGTGCCGGCGCCGGTAGGCGAAATCAGTCGAACGTCAAAGTCGGGCGGAAGGCCGGATGAGTTGAAATCGATAAACGAGTTGCCGGCGCGTCCTTGCAATCCAACCCGCAAGATCGCTGAGTTCGGTATGCCGAGCTGCGTCACCTGGCCGAGCGTTGTCGTCCCGGTAGCCGACAACGAGCTGAAGGCGCCAGCATTCGGAGCAACATTGCCGATCGGCGGCGGCGAGGCGGGATTAAAAGAGCCACCGCCGGTGATGGGCGTCCAGCCCATGCTTTGTCGCCCGTACTGAACACCGTCGTTGGGAGCGTCTGCAATTCCGCCGCCAGAACCGCCCAACGATGACAGCGGCACCGTGATCCACTGTTGAGCAACGCTGTCCCAGACTAGAACCAAATCGGTTGGCAGTGATCCAGGCGGCGGCGTCTGCTGCGGAATTCCTGCGGTGGATAATCCGATCGACCAGATGCCCTTGTTCTTGGCGACCGTGACCGGTCCTGAACCCTGCACCAACGCCGGAAACGGCACCGGAGTATTGACGCGGATTTTCGGGATCTTCGCCATTAGTTGCTCACCCCGCCCCACAGGATCGGCAGTGTGGCGATGAAGATCTGCCGTGTTGCCACGCCGTCAGTCATTGTCAGCCCGCATCCGTAGGTGTCGGCCCGCAAGCCTCGCATGATGCTCTCGGGAATGCCGATCTGCAGGATGCCCATGTCGATGATCGAGATGTAGTCGGCGAGCGATGCCTTGATGATCGCTTCCTGGTTGGAATGTCCGAAATCGTACCAGCTCGTATAGCCGACCGCTCCCGGCTGCCACCCCGGTCCAACATTGCGGATCTCGAATTGAAACGTAAACCCGATCTGAACGACGAGCGCACCGGTCGCGCCAGCGTAGCTCGTGACATAGCCGGCCATGGTGTTCTTGCCGCTCGCGGTGTCTTTGATCGTGATCGGATCGCCGGCCTTGATGGCGAGGCCTGTGCCGACCGTCAGTGCGAGCGCGGTGAGCTGCGCGTTGACCGGATAGGCCGGGATGGTGATTGCCGTCATCGAACTGGTGACGATCGCGCCATCGGTCACCGTCCAGGCGCCTCCGGTGAAGGTCTGACCGTTTGCCGTCGATGCGCGTGTGAGATCGATCGGGTCGAAGGTATCGTCGTCATAGATCCCCATCGAGAGGATGAGATCCTCTCGGTTGGAAAATTGCTGGAGGTTGATGGGGTTCTGGTACATCAAAGCTTCTCGTACCAGGTGCCGAGGATGAAGGGCGGCATCACGTTGAAAGCGGTGCCGCTGCCGGTGGTACTCACCGAGATATTTGCGACTGCTGATGCGGTTGGTTGTTGGGAGGTAACGGCACTGATTGGATTACCGCCGCCCTGGACACTCGCAAAATTTCCAGGAGCGGCAGCTCCACCGGCGTGAACATGACCGCTGTCAGTTGCCGTGTGATTGTGCGCCGCCATCTCGGCGATCGTTTGAGTATGCGTAGACTGCCCACCGACGCCGCCAGGTGTAGTCACGGTGTCGCCTGATCCTGAGATGTTGACCGTCTGCAGGATGCCGGCGGCTGTCGTTCCCATGTCATCGAGGCCTACGGCAGTCTTGGCTCGCCAATCCGGCAGCGTGAGCTTTTTGGCAGCGTTGAAATCGGCGAGCGCAGTCGAGCCTCGACCAGTGATGACGGGGCAATGCGTGTCGGGGCAATTCGCCCACAGGTAGACGAAGAGGTTCTGCGTGTCGGCGTTTGCTCGACCGCTGGCGCCGGATGATGCAGAGCCGATCGTCTGCCCGTTGAGCTTGACCCAGCCACTCAAGAATTCGCCGGTCGGCCTAAACTTGATGTCGCCGGTTGAGGCGATCGTGGTCGGATCTACCGTGCCGGCGCCACCACCCCCGCCACCGGAAGGCCCGATGACGAGCATCGAGGGATAGTCGAACTGGACGACGCCGGCGCTGTCGGTGAGGCGCACATGCACCGAGCCGTCCGCCAGGTAGAACATGGGCAGCCGGCCTGTGGTGTCGCAGGTCACCGGCCAGGGCAGAACCTGGGTTAAAGAGGTATCTTGGTAAGCATATTGTGGGGAAGCGACGGTCCCGGTCACATAAAGATACAACTGACAGTTGACTAATGGGACGCCGTTTGCATTAGACTGCTGGGCCAGCGCCACGGGGATGCTGCCGGCAGCGAAGGCCTGTGTGGACAAACACAGCGCGCCGAATATCGCGGGGAACAATCGCTTCATGGTGACCGTCCGATCTCTAACCGACGAAATTTCGTGGGGGCTGGGTAATCGCACAAGCTTGATGGTGCTCGAGGCGCCGCCTTCCAGCTCATTGCGACATACTGTCCTCGCGGCTCTCCGCACCGTGGTGAGTTTCTTCTTCAAAAACATCCTTAAGCGCACTGCCGGCGGCGATCGCACCGCTCACGCCCTGCTCGTGCGCCCCGACCCGAGCTGCTGCGCCAGTGGCTCGCCGCAAGGCATCGAAAAGTACCGGACTACTTGTGACGATCTTGATGCCCTTCGCGAGTTCGGCGGGGTTATCCGAAGCGAGCAGCTCGCCGACTTTGCGAGCCACGTTTGCGTCGATTACCTTTGCGCCATGACGAACCGCGAAAGCAGTGAACGCGGCAGCCATGATATGCGACGGGTTGAAGCTATGTTCTTTGATGCCTTCGTAGGTCGCCATCGCACCGCCAGCCAATCCCATCTCGCTCGCTTGCCTCATCGTGGTGGAGTTCAGCATCGCCTTACGCGGGGCGTCCAGCAGGCTTTCAACACGCAGCAAAGCTTCAAGTTGATCCGCTCGCGATGAGCCGAGCGCCATCCTGATCTTGTCGAGCGCCGGCTTGTTGTTGATAAAAATCGAGTTGAGAACGTCGCGGTTAAAGCCGGTGCGCTCGATCTTGTCGGCGAGATCCGAGGCAAAACCTCGAGCAAACAATTCGCGCTCTGCCGGCGTCATCGCTCCGAGTGCGCGCCGCGCATCGCCGAGATTGGCATTCGACATCACAAACTTTTGGCCGGCCTCTAGCGCATCCTGGGCGCCAAAGAACGCAGCCGCCGCGCCGCGCGCGTCATTGAACTCGGGCACCAGTTTATCCAGCTCGGCATTGAGCTCTCGCCGAATGTCAGCGATGGCCCCTGCTTCCTCTTTGCGACCAGCACTGCGAGCGGCGTCAGCGGCATCGCGCAGCTCGCGCTGGACGTAGTCCCAGAATTGGATGTTAGGATAAGTCGGGACGCCGCTCGGCCCTTTCGGAAAAACCACCCTGCCGTCAGGTGTCACCGTCAGTTTGGGGTTGAACGCGCCAAAGCCATCGACAATCGCCCTGTCCTGGCCGCGCGCGATCGCGCCTGGCACAGCGCGCCCGACAGCGGATGAACCGGCGAGCTGCTCGAGCCTTGGCGACCATAGCGCGCGATCGCCGGCCTTGTAGGCCTTCCGATAGCGCGGGCCTACCTCTCTGCGAGCAGCAGCCTCGAGCGCGACCTGGTCATCGCTGGCGCCCGTGGCGCCGGCGAGCTTGCGGATGTAAGCCCCGATGCGCTCGGCCTGGCCGCGGAAACGACCTTTGGTCGCCTCCTCGAGCGCCTGGCGCCCTTCCGGCGAGGTGTTTGCCGCCGATCGCACGAGAGCCATCGTGCGCTCGCGACCAGCGTCGGCAATAATGCGCGGGACGCCGGCCTGGTTGGCAACCTGGAGCTCGTAAGGCGAGAGCTTGGGCCCGTAGGTCGCAATATCGGGCCCCAGCGTCGAAACGACGCGCCTGGCTGCTTCTACATCAGGATTGACCCTGCCGCGGTAGAGCTGCGCGATCCGGCTGCCAACCTGACCCAGGCCTTCAGCCGCCGCGGCGCCGCCGGTGCCGAAGACACCGCCGGCCAAGCCGCCCAGAGATGCATTGGTGATCGTGTCGGCCACGTTCTGGCCGCGCGAGATGCTCGAGCCGGCTCCGTAGAGCGCGCCCGCCGTGCCGCCGGCAAGCGCAGCTCGTTCTGTCCTCTCGAGGCCTGTGAGCCCCTTGAAGGCACCGAATTTTGGCCCCAGCAGGGCGCCATGGAGCTGGCCGGAAAGGTAAGCGACGGGATGCTGCTCCTGTTGCAGATCCTGATCTTCCATGTAGGCATCGCGCCCGCGATGGTAGGCTTCCTGCACACCAGGGTCGGGATGGCTCGACATGGAGTTTGCGAGCATCCTGACGGCGCCGACCATCGGTCGGCCAAAGTACTTAACCGTGTCGGCGAGCGGCTGGACGAACTTTTGAGCTGCCGCGCCAGGCTCGCTAATCAGGCCCGAGACGGTCTGCGGCTCCTGCGGCGTTGTCATATCCGGCGCCTTGGTGCCGGAAGCCTCGCCGGCGCCCGCGATCGCGCCCGCGGTGCCTAAACTCAGCCCCTCCCTTAGTCCTCCGACCCTCGCCTCCTCGGCAGAGAATTCCTTTGTGGGCTTCCAGGGTTTCGGCTCGTAGGTCGGCCACTTTGCCGCGGCGGGGCCTTCCTCCTCGGTGCCAGCAGACAGCGGCCCACCCTCTGGAACATATTCGGGCATCTTAGCCGCCGCCGGCCCATCGGGATTAGCCCTGACGGGAACCGGGATGTCGATGCGGGCGATGTCGGGCTGTTGCGGAGGTGGCTGTGGACCGCCAGGGAACGACGGCAGGTTGATCTGCGGTGCGCCCGCGGGAGCTCCAGGATCTGGAACGATGCCGGCCATCTAGTACTGAGCCCCTGCGGGAGCGGCCAGTGGGCCTGACTTTGTCCTGGACACTTCGATGGGGACGACATAGCGACCGCTCTGGGTTCGTACCGGCTGTCCCGGCTGGATCTTCATTGCCCTCGCCCAGGCCGGCACCTGTTCCTCGGTGAGCGCCGGCATCGTTACTGCAGCGAGCAGTTTGGGCTGTGCCAGCTCGGCGGGTGTGAAGATCGACGTTGAACTGAGTTTCTGGCGCAGTAGTTGGCTGAACCCGCTGTCGAGAAGACCGCCGTGCGTTTGCTTGTACTGGTCAGCCATGTTCGCAATTTGTATCGAGAGCTGCGAGTGGCGCCAGGCAATCTCGGTCAATGTCCTGTTGGCGGCGACCGAATTGGACGGGTTCTGCGCGGCCTTTTCCATCAGCATGACTTGCGATTGGAAGAAGCGGCTGTTCGTAAGGCCGGCGGCTTGGCCCTCGGCCTTGAGCGTATTGATCTGTTGCAGGATGCTGCCCGCCATAACCTTGCGGAAGGTTTCCTGCGGCTGCGCGTCGTTCTCGTGTCCTGGCGAGAGCTGCGCGATCGCCTTGCGATAGCCCTGGACAATGTCGGTGCCAAAACCGGAGACGAATGTCGGTTCATTGAGAAGGCTGCGTGACAGTCTGAGGTTTTCGAGGCCGCTGCCAGCGATGTCTCCTGTGCTTGAGATGCCTTCGTATAATTTAGAGAACTGCGCGACATCTGCCTTCTGTCCTTCCTTGGCGCGCTCGTAACCGAGCGGATTGCCACCAGGAATTCCAGATGCTGCAGCATCCTTCTGTGCTTGCGTCGGTGCTAGCGCCTCACGGATCTGCTTTGCGACCGCCATGTTTTGATTGTAGACATCAGTCAGTGATTTCGAGGTGCCGGCGAATTCTGGATCGGCGCCATAACGTGCAGCACCCTTTGCGGCAACCCTTGCCGCGTTTTCGTATCGCTGCGCGTTTTCCAGCGAGAAGTAACCTGGCTGCCCCGCGGGGATCGGCGGCGCCGTTGCCGGGCCGCCGGTGCCGGTCGCAGAGAAAGCGGGATCGGCGCGTTGTGCAAATGTCTGCGGCGCCGGCTGCCCAGCAGTGCCGCCAGTTGGGATCGTGCCGCCTTTGGCCGAGGCGATCCAACGATTAACTCTTGCGCCTGTCGCGCTATTCGGATCGATTGGTGTGAACTCATCGACGCCGCTACCTTTGGCGACCTGGATGACTTTTTCGGCAGTGGCATCGTCATCAGGGAATTTTGCTCGCACATAATCAGTCAGCGTTTGCGGCTGTGCAGTTGTGGTCGAAGCCTCCGGTGCGGCTACCTGTGGGCCAGTCATGGTTGATCGAGGAGCGGGGACGCCGTGTGGTGGTATTGTTGGCGCACCCGTCCCTTGCGGATCTACGATGTTGCCCTCCGCGTCTTTGCCGATTGCTTGCATCATCTGATATTTCATCAGCGGCTGGATGGCCTCGGGACCACCGAGCTTTCCAAGCTTTTGCGTCACCGCATTGATGTTGATCGTGCCGTCTGGGTTGGTCGGCACTCCTCCCGGTCCCTGGAATGCAGTCTGCAGCGCTCTCGTGCGCCCCATCTGGGTGCCTTCGAAATAATTCTTACCCAGGTCGCCGAGCCACCCCATGTTGAGCAGCGGCGGCGCGTAGGACGCCGGCGTCGGCCCCGAAGGAAGCGTGACGTTGTCCCAGGCTGGCATTAGTAGAGGCCTCCGAAAGGTCCGCCCGTGCCGCCAGGGTTGCCCTGGGGCTGTTGTTGCTGCCCGAGCAGAGCGGCCAGCCGCTGCGCGAGCGTGAGCTGCGGCTGGATGTTCATTGGCTGCTGCCCTGGTTGCTGCAGCGGTTGCTGTTGCGGCTGCGCTTGTTGCGGCTGTTGCTGCCCAGGCTGTTGTTGGAAGAGAGCCGCGAGCTGCGCCCCCAGATTTGCCGCCGGTGGGTTGTAGTTAGGCGCCGCGACCGGCATCTGATTGTCCCAGGCTGCCATCGGTATCTCCTATACGAACAGCGAAAATAGCGAGCTGGCGAGGTTTCCGGCGCCGCTCGCAAGATTGCCGCCGACGCTGCCGCCGGCGGTGCCGGCTCCGGTGCTTGCGAGCTTGGCAGCGCCGCCGAGCAGACCCCAGAGGTTGCCGCCCGCCGTGAGTGGCGCGAGATCCGCGTTTGCCTGGGCGTTGCCGATGCCGACGTTGGTGCCGTAGTCGATATTGGCCCTGGTCGTCCCGGCACCGAGCTGCGCGTTGCCGAGGTTCTGCTCAAGGCCAGAGATCGCACCGGCACCGGTCTGCGCTGCGCCCAGGAACGGCGCGAGCTGGCTGACGTAGTTGCCGTAGTTCGTGTTCGCGAGGCCGGTGGTGTAATTCGCGAGCGCCGTCTCCTCGTTGCCGGATGGACCGCCGCCGCCGTAGCCCTTGGCAGCATTCGTTCGATCGACGTTTTGTGTTCCTTGGTTCAGCGTGAATTGATACCCGGGCATGTTCTGCAGCGTCTGCTGCATACCGGCGCCGCCCTGCGGACCAAAGCCGAGAAGGTTTGCCAGTTGAGAGAGGCCGGCGCTGCTAGTGTTGTAGGTGCTGGTTAGCGGAGCGAGGCCGGCAGCGTAGCTGCCCTGCAGTTGTCCAAGACCGGTATTGATGTCGCCCGTTGCCTGCGTCTGGCCGGCTCTCAGCGCATTTTGCTGATCCTGCGCGGCCTTGTCCTGTGAGCTGGTGTTGAACGGGGCAAGGAGATTATCGAAAATACCCATGGGCGCCTCTCAGCTCAATTTGTACGGAGTGACGACTGCCTTCCAGTTGGCAACCGTGATGTTGAAGTTCGTGTGTGTGGCGCGATCGTTGAGCTGCGGCGGGTTCGTCACATAAACGACCATGAACGACAGTGTGCTGTTGGCGCCAAAATCGATCTGGTTGTTGAAAATTCCGCCGTTGAAAACACGATCGCCGATGGCATAGCCGTGTTCAGCGATCAGGCATTCGATGTACATGGTGACGAGATCAGGGGTGCTGGCGAAGCCGTGCGCTTGCGTGGGGGCGACCGAGAGCGCGATCGGATTTAGAACGAGCGGTGTGCCGGGGATCAGGCAGCCGTGGACGGCGCCGGTAGCAAGGTTCGTGATCTGCGAGCCGTCGCCGGCGGGATATTTTCCGGCACCATCCCATGCGATGAGATGTCCAGGACCAGATCCGACGTTGCTCTGATCGAGAACCGGGACGCCGTTCTGCTTGACGACCGGCCAATCCCAGGTGGTCGATTTGAGTAGCCGATCGACTGCGGTCTGCCAGAAGCTTTGCCGATCGGTCGGGTTCTTTTCTTGCACCACTTGCGTGGTATTGGCCGGCGACAATGGTGTCGTGAGCGGTGGCATTAGTACTCACGCGGATCTGTCGATTGGCGCGAACTCATAAACGAGACGAAGATCGGCGCGCTGATCGTCCACCTCCACAGCACACCGGTGGCATTCGAGTAGCCGCAATTAAGAACCGTGACGCGCTTGACCGCCTTGCCCTGCTTGCCGAGGCCTCTAATCCAGGGATTGCCCCAGTTCACGCCGCCGTCGCGCGAGATCTCGATCTGCACTTTCGGATCTACCATCTCGGGCGTTGGCGTGATGTCGGTCGCCGTGCCACCGGAAACGTATGCGTGAGCGAACACGCAGCCCTGCAGCTCGAGGTGATTTGCATCAATGACCGTGGCGGTCCAGTTGCCGTTTGCCTCGACCGTGCCGGTCACGCCGGCGACGACGACGACATCTCCCGTGAAGACATTGGCGGTTGAATTCACCGCGAGGCGAACGATGCCCAGTGTGCCGGCAGCAGCCCCCGTGACATTCATCACCAGCGATCGCTGAGTGCGCCCAACGCCGGTGACGAATTCGAAATCGGCTCGAGCAATCCGCATACGGTTGGGGAAATCTTCCACCGGCGCGCTGGTGAGCTGGCAGAGCAGCGGGTTGTTGACCTCGGTTCGGTTGGTCGGATCGACGTAGAGGATGTCGCCGGTCTGCGTGTCGCCGAGCAGCCACTTTCCGAAAGCAGGGTGTCCGCGCACTCCGCGCCAGCGTCCTTGCGAGCCGTTCGGCAGCAAGCTTTTGCGCTCGTTCCATTTCTGCGTCGAGAGATTGAACTCCCAGCTCCAGTTCGGAGACGAGAGGACAAACATCTTGCGGCCAGAAGCGATGTAGCAGCCGGCATCGACCCTGTTGCCGGCGCGGAATTCAGTCTCGACCAGGCGGTCGAGATCCGGCGGCGAGATCTTTAGCGGCGCGAAGCTCCCCGGCGTGAGCTGGTAGGTGGCAAAGTCTTGCGCCACCCAGTGCAGGGCGCCGAAGCCGTCTTCGAAGCCGGCGATCGCGTTCTCCTGCAGCAGGCCGTACTCCATGACGACCATGCGCGAATAAGGAAACGCCGGATAAGCTTGCGCGGTGTCCTGCCAGACCTCGGTTGCCGAGGTGCAGAAGATAAACAGCAGGCCCGAGAAGGCGATCGTCCGCATCAGGGTGTCGGATGATTTTGCCTGCACGGTGGTAAAGCAGAGCGCATTCATCGTCAGCGCATTGATGTCGGTTGCGAAGACGCGCCGATCGGCAATGCCGAAGATCAGGTAGCCGTCCTGGAAGCAGACTGACTTGGGCTGCGGCAGGATGCCGCCGGCGTTGTATGAGCTGGGCGCCCCGACACCGAGCTGGAAGGCGCCGTTGTCGATATCGACCGCGATGATCTGCGGAGTGCCGTTGTTGTTGCGGGCGATCGAGACGCCCCTGGTGCCAGGAAGCGCGCCGAGCAGGTTAACGGCGCCGGTGGTGTCAACGGTGAGCGCCTCGTTGGCGAAGACCTCGTAGCTCAAGCCGGCGACGATCAGACCACCGCGGTAGCCGGATTGCGTGGTCACGGCGTGGACGGTTAGACCTGGCGAGGATCTCCAGACGATGTCGCCCTTGACGGCAATGCCGGCCTGCGCCGGCTGGCTTGAACCGAGCGGCTCGGCGTAGACGTTAACGAGGCGCCCTGCGCTTTCCTGCGGATCAGCGCCTGGAAAGCTCGATGTCGGCCAGGGGACATTGATGGGCTTTGCTGCGGTCGCCATCAAAAGTACTCTGTCGTTTGCACCTCGAAGGTCGCGCGACCGCGCGCCATTTTCTGCAAGCTCAAAGCCGCAGCTCCTGTGCCTGGTGGATGCCCGAGGCCTTTCTGGGTGAACTGTGCGGCGTCTGCTGCTACCGAGCCAAATTTTGCCGACAGCAGGTCGCAGACGATCGCGGCCAGGTCGTCAAAGTACTGTCCCGGGATGCTGCCGCCGGAAGGCCCGAGCTGGCCGCGGTCGGCGACGTAGACCAGCTCAAGGCCCTCGAGCTTGCGGAAGATGCTGTCGATCTCGCCATCGACATATGCGACATCCTCGACATCCGGCACCTGATTTGATGCGACAGCGCCGAGTTTACCCAGCGCAGCGGTGATCAAATCGGAGCGTGTCCGGTATGCCGAGGATGCGCTCATCAGGCCGCGGCCTTTTTGAGTTCGTCAAAGCGCGCGTCGTAGAACGGGCGCAGGAACGAGATGGTTTCGCTGTCCTCATGCACCGACAGACGTTCGCGCATGTCGGCCTCGGCCTGCCAGCGTTCATGTAGCTCGGTCGGCGTCTCGCAGGTCTTGAACCAGGTCAGCGCCCAGCCCCGATATTCTTCCGGTGTTTTCGGCAATCGCGGCGCGCCCTTCTTTGGCGCCGGCGCCTGCTTGAAACCCTCGACCAGGAAATAGGGATTTTCCCGCAGTTTCTCGACAACCTTGATCTTGCGGGTGACACCTCGACCGCGCTCTTCGCCGTCAACAACGACGACTTTGCGCTCGATGATATCGATGGTCGCACTGTCGGGGATGTCCACCGGCTTACCGGCAGTGAAAGCGAAACCGCCAAATGATGTCTCGATCGGGTCGCCGTTTTCGAGCGGCGTGTAGGTGATCTTCGTCATGCAGAATTCCTTCTGATAAGAGAGCG